TGATGTATTTGGCGATGATACTGTTGAGTCTTATTTACTTTTTTCTAATCCCCATCAGTACGGCAAATCTATTAATGTTAGGTTTACTCCTGTACGGGTTGTATGTAACAACACACTCACAATGAGCCTAGAAAGCAAAGCTGATCGTGCTGTTGCTGTAGGTCACCGAACAGAATTTAACCCTGATATGGTTAAAGAGCAACTAGGCATTGCACATGAGAAGTTTGCCAAGTATAAAGAAATGGCTCAGTTCCTTGGATCACGTAAGTTTAAAGTTGAAGATTTGTTGAACTACTATAATAATGTGTTCCCTCATACTCACACACCTAATAAGGTTTCTGAAGTAAAAGCTAAAGAGGAAATGTCTCGTACAGCTCAGTTATGTTTAGATAACTTAGAAACACAACCTGGAGCACAGTATGGTGAAGGCTCATGGTGGCAGGCATTTAATTCTGTTACTTATGTTACAGATCACTTACAGGGTCGCAATGCAGAGAATAGATTGCACAGCCAGTGGTTTGGACAGAACCAGCTTCGTAAAGTAAAAGCAGCAGAGCAAGCAGTCCAGTTTGCTCTGGCTGCCTAAGGAGATATATCATGCAACTTGTAAATGATAATAATGATGCTGAGTTAGTTGCCGTTAAAGCAACTAACGACGATGCAGTCACCATTGCAAAAATGGTTGATAACATGAATAGGTCTCTAAAAGATGATGGATATGCCTATAGGTATATTACTGATCTTATTGGTGATAGGATTTATATCCGACAACTCGTATAATATTAACTTTCTCCCTTAACTGAGCCACCTTCGGGTGGCTTTTTTTTATTATAAATACTAGCAAATAATATCTGGAAAAGAGTATGAAAACATTTAAAGGGTTTATAACAGAAATGGCTTCTTTATCTCCAAAAGAAATGGTAAAATACAAATGGCGTATTGAGGTATTTCTTCGCAAGTATAAATCAAAGGATAAGAAAGAACGCACATTTGAATTAGCAAAAGGTAGTAGTAAAGTTACCTTTAAATATGAGCCAAAGATAGCTGCAGTTGTAGCTAAAGGGAATCAAGCTACACTCAGAGATGTTCGTCTAACTGGTGATGATGGTAAAACTTATAGAATTAGTGCACTTGGAAAAACTGCAGAGTTTGGTGGTAAGGGTGCTGGATCCGGTACAGCTAAAGAAGATGCTGAACTTGCAAGCTTGCGTAAACAATTAAATGATATTCGCACTAAAACAGCTATGGGTTATGTTCCTATAAAAGTTGGTAAAAAGATTTATAATGTTGCAGCTACTGAGACAACACCTGGTGTACCAAAGTCTGACTTCCATTTAATTGATGTTGATGGTAAAGAATGTGTTTGGATTTCTCATAAAGATGGTAAAGGTCCAAAAGACTTCCAACAATGGGGCGGTATCTCAAAGAGATCAGAACCTACAATTCACAATCATAAAGAAGTACAAGCATTTATTAATGATTTAAAAACACAATATCCAGATGGCTTACCACGTGCCACTTCTTTATATCGCAAGATTAAAGATAAGAAATTAAAAAATCTAAGTGTATATGGTAACCAATATGGTAAAGCACTAGGGCGACAGAATACTTCTATCCTTATTCAAGGGCCAGTAAAGCTGGTTAAGAAAGGTAGAGCATACGAATTCCAATCTAACCATATCCATTATAACGGAGATAAGGTTGACGATTTAGGATTTGAGCCTGTGTTATCAGCTATCTATAAAGGTGATCGTAGTGATGCTGGAGTAAAAGGTACTAGGATAGTAATCATGCCAATTCAAGGCAGAAAATTTAAAGGAACAGTTTAATGGCTTGGGTAGCAATTCCAAATAACCCTGATTGGGAATACAATAACGATCCTACAGATCCTGGTGCAACCAATGCACTTCGTAGACAATGGGTATTATCATCTAGTGGTGTTAGACAACAGAAGGATGGTACACAAGTTTATGTTCAAGTTCGTAGGGTTGGTGATACTGCTAATACAAACAAAGGCGAATTAAGTAAATCCTTTTGGGACGCAAGAGGAACTGAGGATAATGTAGTTGTAAGTACATCATTTGACATGACCGTTAGGACTACAGCAGCCAATGAGACATTTACTATACCTTTACTGAGCAGTGAAACGTATAACGCAACTATCGATTGGGGAGATGACTCTACAGGAAGTATTAATGGTGCAACTCTATCACACACATATGCATCGGCTGGAGATCACGCAATCAGCATCAGTGGCACGTTCCCATCTATTTTCTTTAATAATAATGCAAATGCTGCGAAAGTTATTGAGGTAACTAACTTAGGTCAAGTAGGATGGACAAACACAACGAGAGCATTTTGGGGTTGCACTAACATGACTAGCTTTACCTCTGGTGTTACAGATACATCATCTGTTACAGATATGAATTATATGTTCAGGGATTGTACTAATCTAACATCTGTTGATGTAAGTAGTTTTAATACATCATCTGTTTCATCTATGCTGCAAATGTTTTTCAATTGTACTAATCTAACATCTATTGATGTAAGTAACTTTGATACTTCAAATGTTACTAGGATGGATTATATGTTTGCTAATTGTTTTAATTGTACATCGGTTAATGTAAGTAACTGGGATACTTCATCTGTTCATAGGATGTACAGTATGTTCAGTCTCACGGGTAGAGATATTTCTGGTACTTTTGATATTATTGGAGTTGAGAACTTTAGCATTGAAGGTCTGAACGCGTATTATATCTCATTCCGTGACTTCTTAATAGCGCCTGTTGGACTGCCTACAGCACGTTATGATGCATTCCTAATTAATCTTGATGCTCAAACTTCTCCGAATTTAACTTTAGTCGGCTTTGGAAGCAGTAAATATACAGCCGGTGGTGCTGCAGAAGCAGCAAGAGCTAGTCTAATTAGCAATGACGGATGGTCAATAACTGATGGAGGAGCAGCGTAATGGCTATATTAACTAAAACAGAAGGTTATTTTATTATCAATAGTGGACCAATTTCTTTAAGTGAATCTAATATGGTATCGTATCGTGATGATGCTACTGTACAGGAGTTTGATACTGAAGCATTAATGCTTGCAGCACATAAAGAACAATTCCCAGATCAGTATTCAGATTCAGATGAATAAAAATAACACTTTACTTATTAAAACAAATATGGTATAATCCAAGTATGATAACATTTAAAGAAACACTTACTGAGCAAAAGAATACTCACATGACACACATCGAGGATAAGGTTCTCTATGGTGGCGTTAAGGGTACTCGTGAAGCTATCTTTGCCCTAAGAGATATGCGAGATATGCTAGGTGGTAAACATGCTGGTAGTGTATCAGTAAAGTGGGACGGAGCACCTGCTATCTTTGCTGGTACAGATCCCCGTGATGGTAAATTCTTTGTTGCTAAGAAAGGTATCTTTAATAAGAACCCTAAGGTATACAAAACTAAAGCTGATGTAGATGAAGACACAAGTGGAGACCTAGCTGTTAAGCTCAAAGAGGCTCTTAGATATTTGCCTGCATTAGGTATTAAAGGTATTGTACAGGGCGACTTTTTGTTTAGTTCTGGTGATGTAAAGAAGGAAAAAATTAATCGTGAAGCGTATCTCACTTTCCATCCTAATACTATTGTTTATGCTGTCCCTGTGGCATCTGAATCAGCAAAAGCCATTAAAGCAGCCAAAATTGGTGTCGTATGGCATACCACATATACAGGTAACGACTTTGCCTCCCTTAAAGCTAGTTACGGAGTCAACGTGTCTGCTTTCAAGTCTACAAAGAATGTCTGGTCACAAGACGCCATGCTAAGAGATATGACAAAGTTTACTATGTCAAAGAAGGAAACAGATGAAGTTAATAAGTACCTCAGTGAGTGCGGTAAGCTATTCAACCAAATCTCCAGTAGCACACTCAAAGAACTTGAGTCAAAGCAAGACCTTGCACAACTCATCGAACAATTCAACAATAAGTATGTTAGAAAAGGACAGATTGTCAAGGATACATCACGGCATACTGCCATGCTTATACGTTGGATCAAACTTAGGTTTGGTAAAGAAATTAACAAAAGAAAGTCGGAGAGAGGTAAAACCACTCAACGAGATAAGTTAAGTGCGACACTTGAATTCTTTTCGGATAAGAATAAAGCAAATCTAATAAAAATGTTTGAATTACAAAAGTTAATGGTACTTGCTAAATTAAAACTTATAAATAGACTTAACCAGTTGAGTATGACTAAGGCTTTTGTTAAAACTAAAAACGGATTTAAAACCGTTGGTGCAGAAGGCTATGTTGCAATCGACAAACTTGGTGGTGATGCAGTGAAAATCGTTGATCGTATGGAGTTTTCATACAACAACTTTTCACCCAATGTTGTTAAAGGATGGGAAAAGGCAGGTAAGTAAATGAAGAATTTTAAGACATTCTTAGAAGACGGCTCAGGCGTTGACGAAGCGCTATCTATTATGCAGCGAAGAAAAAAGGCTATTAGTCTTCGCAAGAACAAAGCTAAGTTAGCTATTGGTCGCAAAAAAGCCGCAAATAAAATAGCAAGTCACGGCGTGTTAAAGAAGCGTGCTCAAAGAGCAGCAAGAAACCAGATGGTTCGTAAGATTACTAAGGGTATTGGAAAAGGTGATCTAACTAATGCTCGTAAAGCCGAAATGGAAAAACGCCTAGATAAGATGAAACCACGTATTAATCGAATAGCAAAAAGATTAATTAAAGATGTTCGTAAAAAAGAAATCGCAAGGAAACGTGGTAAATAATGAGCATCCCAAGTTTTAGTCAGTATCTAGTTGAAGAGGAAAGGTCCGTTTACTTTACGTTCGGACGAATGAATCCTCCTACGATTGGTCATGAAAAGTTATTGAATTCACTAGCATCTAAAGCTGGAAGAAATCCTTATCGTGTGTATCTATCACAGTCTCAAGACAAGTCAAAGAATCCTCTAAAGTATATGGATAAGATTAAGATTGCAAGGAAGATGTTTCCTAAACATGCAAGACAAATTCTTATTAATAAGAAAGTTAAGTCCACCATGGATGTGGCAGTTACTTTATATAATGAAGGCTTTAAACAGCTTGTTATGGTTGTTGGTTCAGATCGTATACGTGAGTTTGATATTCTATTAAACAAGTATAATGGTAGTAAAGCTCGTCACGGGTTCTATAACTTTGAGAAAATTACAGTATTATCCGCTGGAGAAAGAGACCCTGACGCTGAGGGTGTCTCTGGTATGTCTGCATCTAAGATGAGAGCTGCAGCTAAAGCAAATGACTTTACTTCATTTGGACAAGGTTTGCCTAGAGCAATATCTAATAGTGATGCTAAGAAACTATTCAATAGCATTAGAACTGGTATGAATATTAAGGAAGAAGCATCATTTAAAAATCATGTTGAACTTGCTTCAGTATCAAAAGAGCGTGAAGCCTTTGTTGCTGGTGAATTATTCAAAGAAGGTGATGAAGTCATTATTAAGAAAACTGATGAAGTTGGTACTATCACAATGTTAGGTGCTAACTATGTGATTGTAGAGACAGTTGATCGTAAGACACGGCAATGGTTAGATTCAGTAGAAAAGATTGTCGAAGAAGCTAAGTATGACTATGGTACAGATGCTTCAGTAAAATATATTAAGAAAACTACACCTGGCCAAAATGAAAAGAAGACTGCAGAAACTAAGCCTAGTAAGTATACAAAAAGATTTAAGCAAATGTTCGGAGATGAATAAAAATGGGTAAACAAAGAGAAGCATTTGGACGTGCTAGGTTCAATCAGCTATTAAAGAAAAAAGGCATCGACACTAATAAGATGCATTCAGATAACGAAAAAGATGCAACAGCAGCTAAGAAAAGAAAAGATGCAGCTGGAAAAGATTTAGCATCTTTTAGAAAGCAAACTGGTATCACTTCTGAATCTGTAAATGAAGGTATTCTTAATAAAAGTACCTATAAGAGCAAGCTTGC